GCTGCCCGCACCAAGCCCTGCAGCCCCCGCCGTCACGCCGCTGGTGAACCCCGCCGCCGCTGCAGGCACGCCCATCGCACCAGCGATCGCAGGGGCCGCATAAGGTGCAAGCAACGAAATCGCGAGGGGTGCCGCGTACTCCCACCAAGACGTGTGGTTCTTCGGCCCGTTACGCGGATCGGTGACCCATCCATACATCGGGTCGTAATACTTCATCCCCGCATTGCGCAACTGATCATCAAGAATGGACGTGGGGCGCATCCACCCCAGATTCCCCACCGCAGCAGGCAACAGGCGTGGGTCGTAATCCAGTCGGCGACCCTGCTCCGCGCTGTCGCCCGCCTCGCCACCGTACATGCTCCCGCTCGACCACTGCGCATTGGGGTCGTACTTGCGTATCGCTTCGAGGATCGCGTCACCGCCGTAATTCGTATAGGCCCAGTCGGGAAGCCTGTTCATCCCCGACTGATCGGCTCTATTCCATCCCGCCAACGGCGCAGGAATCGTCGGGTCCCCCGCCCACGGTGGCGGCACGTACTTGTGTTCGATGAACCACGCACGCTCCTCCGGCGTGATCAGCGGGCTATTGATCCACGCAGGCGCACCGGGGTAGGGCAGGTCGCCTGTTGCCGGAGTCGTCGTGGTTGGTGCAGGTGTAACAGACCCGTCAGGGTTGCGCACAAGGTTGTGCGTCGCAGGGTCACCCTTGCCTTCAGGGCCCACCGTGGCACTGGTATTCCCCGTCACCGTATCGGTCCAGCCAAGACCGCCGCCCGGATTCACTGACGTCGCAACGATGTTCCCCGGCGCACGCGTGATGATGCCCTGCCGGATCATCTCCTCGATCCACATCCCCGCCTCGCTGGTCGGCGCAACCGCCGGGGGCGTGTACGCCGAAGCAGGGCCTACCGCGTAGGGTTGCCCGGGATTGGGCACGACCGGCGGCGGGGGCGCAGGCGGGTTCGGGTTCGGTGCAACCGGCCGCTTGACTGCAATCGGTTCTTCATCAGCCATGTCAGGGCTCCTGCCAAACGCTGCGTGCCTGCGCCTCGGTAATCAGCCCGAGCTTGATCAGCATGTTGAGCGACACCGTGCGCCGCTTCCATCCGCTCTCATCTGGCTGGGTGCCGGTGCGGATGCCGTTGCTGATCTCCACGTTCTCCTTGATCGCGTTCAATGCTTTGCGCACCTTGGGATCGACACTGTGGTCGACCGCAGGGATGCCCGGGCGCTTCATCTCGTTGGTCATTCGCCCTCCGTCAGCGCCTGCATGGAGGTGGCGACGTGGATCTCCTGCACATCCGCCGTGCCCTCGATCTCGACCGTCCAGTCCACACGCGACAGCATCGCGGGCAACCGGAACGGCACACGATTGACAACCTCGCGCTCGTACACCACGTCGTCGCACGCGCCATCCAACAGCCGTAGCGTGCACGGACGCGCGTCCTCGCACAGCGCCAGCACTACCTTGGCTGCGGCGAACGACACGTTGTAGGGAAACACGAACGGCTTGCTGCGCCAGATGTAGGGCTCCAACTCCTGCGCCGCATCCCACTCGTACAGCGTCGCCACAGTTCCATCCTGCCGCACGTAGTGCATGCGCACGTCGGGGCCCGCGTAGCTCGCGGTGGCGAAGAACGGAATAGTGGTGAGCAACGCTTTGTCGAACGAGCCCGTCGCGCGGTCGTTGATATCGAAGATGAACCCTTCGCCGTTCGGGTTGGGGTCCGACGTCTGTACGTCGCCGCGATGGAAACCGTAATAGAACCCGTCGAACACGGTGCCGTGCATCGTCTCCGGGTGCCACTTCTTCCAGTCATCTTCGTCGAGGATGTCCTTGGTCACCAGCTGCATGCCGCCGCTGCCGACGAAGCCAAGCCCGCTCGCGCATGCGTAGTACACGCCGCGATCACCCGTGGCGATCGAGCGCTTGGACACGATGGGATAAGCATCCGGCACGCGATCCACCGACAGGTTCTCGGGGTCGATGCCGTCGACCAGATAGATCGGCCCGGTAGTGAACACCACCACCGTGGTACCAAATACACCCAGCCCCACGACCGGATAGTCGAAGTACTTGACGTACGCTGGAGGCCACGCATGCGGCTGGTACGGCACCGAGAACGCAACCTTGTTCTCCCAGAACCCGGCGAGCCACCCGTTCGGCGTACCGACCAATCCCTTCATGCGCGCATCGGCGGGGTAGTAATACTGCGAGTGCAGCTGCTCGTTGCCCTCGATGTCCTCGTTCTTTAGTATGTCCTCGTACACCTTGGTGTGCGCAGGCACATCCGCAACGAAGATGAACGGCCCGCCGTTGCTGCGGTAGATGCGCATGGCGACAACGTTCGGGGGCGGCTCTGTTTCCACCAAACCCGGGAACAGATCCACCTGCACCGCAACGCCATCCTGCACGATGATCACATCCGAGGGGGGAGAAGGGACACTCTCCTCTTGGAACAACGAAACGAAAGTGAAGATGTAAGTGCGTGCTTCCTGCGGCGAGCCCGGTGTCGTGGTCGTGCACTCGGGCGGAAGAAATGGCGCACGCACCCCCAATGCAAAAGAACTGTCAGGCGTCGGCGCTTCGTATTTTGCGATCAACTGCTCGATCACCTTGGGTCCGCCATCGCCCGTGTAATACACGCGCCCCAGCGGCGCATCGGGCGTGAACCCCAGCACCACATCCACGTCGGTCTGCCACGCCAGCCACGCACCATCGATGTGGAAGATCGTAAGCACCGGAGCCGGGGGCATCGGATCGGGCAGCGCCTTGCCCGCACGAAACGCGCGCACTTCGCCCGACCACAGCTTGGTGCTCTCCGCAATCTGCGCAGCCGACAAGGGTAGCAGCCGGGGCGAGAGCCTCGGCGCGATGCCGCCCATGTTCTGGATGCGGATGCTCGGCATGTCAGGGAATGCCGATAAGGACAGGGTCCGTGTTCACGACGTGGAACCCGATGATTACGAGATCGAGCGTGAAGTTCGGCGTCGTAGCTCCCGCCGTATAGTGAACATTGCCATCGAAGTACGTGCCCGCCGGATACGTCATCACCCCCGTCGCCACCGTCAGCGGAAGCGAAGGTTGATAAGCAGCGGTAAGCGTTGCCGAATCGGCGAACCACTCGTCGTTGTAGCTATTGGTAATGAGCAGCTGCATCACCGCGTCGTCGGGTGCAGGCGTAGGTGCAGGGCTGAAAAAACCGCGCACCGTCACGTTGACTTCGATCGCCGCATCCCGCTGCAGCACCATGCGCTGCATACCGTCGCGCTCTTCAAAAGCCATCGCCGAATCGCCCGGCACCCCGTGCGGGTAGGTGCGGAATCGATTCACGAAAAGCGTCGGGCTAATGTTGCCAAGCTCGAACATGGTATTCGCCGATATGATCCCCAAGGGACCACCACCTGCGTAATACGACGACCGGACCCAGTACTCCTCGACACTGCCGGTTTCGCCCCCGACTCTAAGCCACGCCAAGCCGGTCCAGTACCACAGCGCCCCGTTGTCCAGATTGATGTAGAACGCCACGTTGGTGAGCGGCGTGCCCGAAGGGTCGGCGTGACCCACCAGCACCGCATCGCGCGTGTTGCCAAGCTCGGTCCATACGAGCAGGTTCCAGACCCAGATACGCTTGTGCTCGACCCACACCGCGTAGATGATGTGATTAGGCGGTGGCGCGGTGGGCGGCGCACCGACCTGCATCGTGTTCGGCGGCAGCGTCGTCGAGTTGAAGATGTTGACGAACGTCTGCTCGGTAAGCTCGGTCACCTGCGCCACGTTCCACGCCACCTTCACGCATGCACCAGCAGGGAACGCCTTCGACGAGGTGCCGTCCTGTCCGCGCACGACGGTGATGGAGTCGTTGGAGACAGGCCCGGTGCAGTGGTAGCGGACGATCTCGACCGACTGCCCGTCCTCGATCGTCAGGTAGCAGTAGTTGCCCGCGCCGATCTCGAAATACATGCCCCCACCGATCGCCAGCATCAACGTCGTGCTGGAAGGAGTGATCGATGCACGCAACGTGCTCCTCGCAAAATTTGGAACTACAAGCATGATCGCTCCTTAGATGTCACCAGTAAGAACATCACCCGTTATCGAGAACACAGGCGTCGCGCACTCGGAAAGTTCCTTCGGCGGCTGTGCCCACGCCGGGTTGCAGCTGAGATCGGTGTTGCACGACAGCGCGCAGATCGGGCTGTTCGGCACCGGGTCGGTCGTCTCGAAGTAAGGCGCGGGCAACCCGCACTCGGACGGCTCCGGCACTACCTCGCACTCGATGCCGCCGACCACACCCTCGCCGATGGTGATCAGCATGCTGCATTCGCCCATGCCACACATCTCGGTCGCCATCTCGTTGTAGTGCGAGTCGACCACCAGCGCACAAGGCCGAATGCGGAACAGCATCGAGAAGCAATAGCAGCAGTCGACGAACACGTCGCCCACGTACAGGCCCGCGCACGCCTCGTTGAACTCCGCGTCCCAGTAGAACCCAACGTAGCCCTCCAGCGTGCGCTGGAACGCGTCGTAGCGCGCGATCAGCGTCTCACAGCCGCGCTTGCGGATCTCGATGTAGATCGGGAGATCCTTGGGGTTGACCTGCTCCGGCGCGATGTCGTTGGACATCAGGCGCAGGAACGTCTTGCGCACGTTGGCGTTAATCTCGATGTAGTCCTTGCTGCCGTAGCGACGGCGGCGCGGATCGCACGGAGCGCACGAGCGGATACACCACGCCTCGTCCCCTCCGGTGCCGGGATACAGCGGGGGCGGCAACCACGGATCGGTGTACATCAGAAGTACCCTCCGCGCATCAGCAATGGGCCGGTCGTACGCTGCAGCACGCGCTTGTTCTTGGCGCGCGTGAGGCCCGCTTCGTACAGGTTGAAGCAACGGTTGGCGAGCCCCTGATTCGTATATTCCTGCTTGGGCTGCTGCAGGAGCCGGGAAGCGGCTCCAAAAGCAATCGTCTCCCCGTACTCCTGATAGAAAAAATCGGGGAACTCGCACAACTCCATGGTCGGTGCGAGCCAGCCGTGGATCGTGATCCACTCGTCGCACGCCGGATATGGGGTGGGCGAAATGTAGATCGTCTTGGCATCCGGCACCGAGATATGCCAGCCGCCGCAACGACAGTACATCATCCCCGGCAGGGGCTTGAACGCGCGCCCGTTGATGTCAACCGTGTCGATCGCCACCAGCCGGGTCTGTTCCGGCGCGTCGAGCGGGTAATCGGATACGTTCTCCTGCAACGCGAACGCAAGATCGTGCGTCCACACCCCGCCACGCTCGCACAAGTCGATGATCGACTGGCGAACGGCATCTTCGGCGTTGGCTTGGCCCGCTGTGTACGGGCCCTTGTTCAGTGCTAGCTGGACAAAGTCATTGATCAGCCGCGCCACTTACAGTCTCCCTCGTCTTGGCCGCTAACGGCACCGCGCGCTTGTCGCGCGGTGGCAGACCGAGGAACTGATAGAACGCTTTGTAGTGCGCCTGCGAACGGTTGAACGAGTCGGACGACTCGGTGTCGCGTGCGAACGCACGGTACAGCATCCACTCCAGCAGCGCCGATCGGTACGTCTCCGGAGTTGTGTTCGCCATCACAACCGCGTCGTTCTCGGACGTGATGACATTCGGAGCACGTTGCAACAGCGCCCACACGATCGGATACGGCTCGTTCGGGGGCACAGGCGGATCGACAGCGAAGAAGGTATCGTTCTCGGGGTGTACGGTGTACGACCGAACCACGTAGCCAACGCCATCGACTGGCGCGCAGGAGGATCGGCCAAGCGCACGGGCCGCAGTGAACGAACCCTTGTTGACTGGTTCGCCGTGGGTGCCGTCTGGGTGGAGGTTGTAGAGGATGTCGACCAACTCGGTGAACTCACCGGGCACGGTCTGCATGGGGCCCGGCTTCAAGCCGAGTGGCTCGAACACGGTGAACAACGTCGGCTTCAACGACGACATCACCGCGATCGCATCGGTCAGGTACTCGGCCAGATCGTCCTTGGTCCAGCGTACGAACTCAATGTCGTTGAGTTCGATCGCACACGCCCTGAACAGTGATCCGGCAACGAGAGGCATGGTTAGCTCGGGAAGCCTTCTTCCGCAGGGGGCACGGGCTTGACCACCGTGCCATCCTCGATCTGCTTGAGCGCTTCCTCGAACTCGGGGCCGCTCATGTTGGTGAGTTCGCCCAGCGTGATGCCGAGCTTCTGCGCGAGATCGAGCCGTTCTTCCGGCGTGTAGTTGACCGGCGAGCGGAACACCGGCTTGGGCGACAGCGCCACACCCTCGGGCTTGGCGCAGTACTGCAGCGTACCGTTCTTGACCATGTCGTCCAGATACGCGTTGTACGGGTACACCATCTTCCCGTCCGTCACGTACTTGCCGACCTCGTTTGGTGTCTGCATCGGTGCTCCTTATGGAAAAGACGGCGAGAGCTATTCACCCTCGCCGTCGGAGGTACCACCCCACTACGCGTTGCCGTTGAAGTCGTACGAGCCCCAGTCGATGACTTCGGCCTGCACGATGACGAACAGACCATCGAGCTTGCCAGCCGGTGGCGTCACCGTGGGAACCGCCGTGATCTCCAGCGAAATGAACGAGTGCTTGGGTCGCGAAGCCGTTGCTTCCGCCGAGCGCACGCTGGTGTAGATGCCCGCCGTCGCGCCGAGCCCAGTCGCCGCAAGGTACCCCGTCGCCGCAGCAGGGGCAGCAACGGTCGACGTTGCCGGAGTACCCGGATCAGCGTTGATGCGCTGGATCACGCTGAATCCGAGCCCAGTCTTCGGGATCACGACGTTGACCGACACATATTCCAGTCGGCTGTTCGGTGTAAGGGCGATGACATTGAGAATGTCACCGACGATAAGATCGCCGCCCGCCGCAACCAGCGCCCGGTACCACTCGTAGTCCTTGCACGGCACTGTGATGTCGGCCCCACCCCACGGCTTATTGGGGCGGAAGTCGAGTTGGCGGGTGACCGCATAGTCCCGGCTGCGCTGATGATCCGCGTAGCCGAGGATGGATTCGGGTGACCCAGACGGCACCAGCCGGTTGGTGGTGTTGCCTGCTTGTCCACCCATGAACAGGTTGTATTCCATGGTTCAATGTTCCTTTCGTGGGAGGAGGGTTTACGGCACGAACTTCGCGTAGACGCCTGCCAACCCTTCGGGCTGGATGACCTTGGAACCGTACACGGTCATGCCCTGCAGGTAGATGTCCCACGAGTCCTTGTCGTTGTCGATGATGCGCGTCTCCTCGATCTGCATCGCGAATGCCGTCGCGCCGCGCCATCCGGCGATAACCTCGTACACCACGTTGGCACCGTCGGTGGTGCTGAACACGTTGTGCGAGATGTAGACGTCGAAGCCCGCGATCTTCTGCGGAATCTTGCCGTTGAGGATCGCATTACTGGCGACCTCGCAGCACGCGCCGGAGAGCCCCACATTGTTCACCAGCATCGGCGAATTGAGCAGGTGCGGCAGCGCCACGTCGGGCAGCACAATGAACAGGTCTTCCATCGGCAGGCACTGCTCGCGCAGCACTGCGGCCACACTGGTCATGACCTGCCAGATGTTCGCCGCCGACATCGACACCGGAGCGCCGACCGCGCCCAAGTTGTACAGCTGGGTGCGCACACCGGCCGTCAGGCCCTTGTTGGTGGGATCGGCCTCGACGTACATCTTGGCGAGCAGTTCCTGATCGATCGCCTCACCGATGTTGTACGACGCCGACTTCAGTAGCGACGTCTGCCACATGTCCCAGTTGCAGATTTGCTTGACGTCGACCTTGGCGATCTTGACCGAGAACTCCAGTTCCTTGTCGACCACCATCGTGATCGGGCAGGTGTCGATCGTGTCGTGCTTGATCGTGGAATCTTTCTGGCCGCGCCGTACGCGCACGCGCGGAGTGCGGAAAAACGTGATCTGGTCGCCGCACTTGTTGAGTTCGCCGGAGTATTCCGTGGTGGTGATGTCGGCGTAAGTCGATGAGCAGTAGAACTGCTCGACCAACTTGGACGAGAACATCGGGGGGATGAGGGAGCCCGAATATTGCGGGTACCCAGATGCTGCAGGCAGGGCCATGGTGAATTGCTCCTTGGAAGTTGGCTACCGGAGTTCGACATCCATCTCGACATTGCCCGACTGGAGCGCTTTGTCCCAGTCGGCACGGTACGCTTCCCAATCCGGCTTGCTCATCCGCTTCGACGTGAACGAGCGCAAGTTCGCCTTGTACTCGGACGCCTTCATTTTTGCGGTGGGTGCGGTGTTGGGTGCGTCGGCGGCTGACTTGGCAGGGACCGCCAGAGAATCCAAGGAAGGCTTCGAGCGCTTTTCATAGAACCCACCAAGCACAGCACGGATGCCTTGCGCATCGCCCTGTTCCCGGTACGTCTTGAGCAACATGCCGATCGGATAGCCTTTGCCCGTGTCGCGCGAGAGATATTCCTTCCACTCGGGCGTAGTACGCACGGTTTCAAAATCGGAGAAGTACGGCAGGACCTCTGTGCGCAGGAACTGTTCTTCCCGACTGCGCGCAGTGTTGATGTCTGCCACCTTCGCCGACTGCTCCAGCTTCGGCAGCTTGGCGTCGATGTCCTTGACACGAGCCAGCGCCTTCTCCATCTCGGCCAGCTGGGCAACCAATGGCTTGATGACACCCGCCATCTGTTGCTTGGCGATACGCTCCACGAAATCCCGCGAGTCCCCATACTGCTGGATCTGCTCATCGGTAGGGCCCGACGCATCCAACGACTCCGCAACCGAGAACGCCTGCGACTTGGTGCGCGATGTCTGCGCTTCCTGCAACTGCCGCTCAAGTTCTTGGTTCTTCGCCGCCAGTTCCGTCATGCTCTGTTCGAGGAACGTGCGATTGCTGTTGATAAGCTCGAAGCGATTTTTCAGTTCCGCAACCTCTGACGCTGTCGAAGATACTCGACCACCTTGCGTACTGAGTTCGGCCCGGAGCCGCTCGTTCTCAGCGCGCAGCGTCGCCGCGTCGTCGACCTGTGCAGGTGCCACAGATACAGGTGTAGAGGGGGCCTGCGAGGGGGTCGATACCGTACCGGCCTGCACCGCAACCGGCGCACCGTTCGGGTCGATGCCTTGCTCACGAAGCGCTGCCTCTTCACGTAGTGCTCTGTCGCGCACTGCCTGCGGAACTGCCATTTGGATCTCTCCTGTCCGGGGCCACGTGGGTACCCGGAACTCGATGGATTACTACGGTTTCCATTCCTTCAGCAAACCGTCGAGCACCTGCGCTTGGCCTTGCCAGATCCGAAGTGCTACCGGATCTCGCTCCTGCACCAGACGTTGGTTGATGGTGTCGGCGTTTTTCCGAAGGTATCCAAGGACTACCTGCCCCTCGGGGCGCGCAGCGATCCGCTGGATCGCCTCACGTTCGTCCCCAGTGGGCGAGATCATCCACTACGCCTTGTGCCCACAGCAGGTGCTGGAAGCACGCGGGCGGGTCGTGCTGGCCTTCGGCTTCAGCGCGCTGGGTCGGCTGACCGAGTGCGCCGTCTGCACCTTCTTGGGCTTGGGCACGCTGTAAGCCGGTTTGGTACCCGCTCCAAATGCCATGATTCACCTCGTAGGTGATTGATCGGATTACGCTTGAACGCGCCGCGCCATTGTCGGCAGGCTCCTACAGTATGTCAACCCCGTACAGCACAATCTCTAGGGGTCAGGGCTCGTTTCCAGCCCCAAATCCTGCGATACAGCGCACCAGAAACTTGTTGTCGCCCAGACTGGTGACAATGGCCTGCGCAGGATTGGGTGGCGCACCCCCTCCGAACGCCACATCCGTCGGGCTGTAATGTGTCTCGCCGACAGTGGTGTAGCCATTTTCGGTCAGATTCCACTCGATGATGGCGTTTTCCCCCATCTCGTCCAGCATGTACACCGAGAACATCGCCCCTCGGGGGATAGCAGAAATGAACAAACGAACGAGTATCCCGATACCCGGCAGGTAGATCACGAAATTGCAGCGATCAGTGACAAAACCGACCTGCACCGGATCTACGTAGGCAAACCCGATGTCGTGGGTGCCGGGATCAGTCTCGCCATGAATGTAGGTCCGGGCCACCGTGACCGTGAACTCGTCCCCCGACGCAAACGGGTTCGATCCCTCCACGATCTCCAGCTGCACCACGTCGCTGTAGGGGATGCCGGTGTACGCGGTCGCCAATCCGGCCCGCTTCGTACTCGACACGCTCCACATCATCGCGTCGATCGCGGAGAACGTGATGGCGTCCTCGCCCCGGAATTGCGGCGGCACCACGACGCCGGTCACGGTGCCGTTGCCGGACGTGAAGCTCGTCGCCACCGTCGGCTCGAACGTCACATTGCCGTACTGCAGTCCCCAACCAGCGCCTTCCCCGCCGCCCCCGGGACCAGTCGGACCCTGTGGCCCTTGCGGTCCCGTGGCACCTGTTGCCCCCGCCGGACCCGTGGCACCTGCTGCCCCTGCCGGACCCGTAGCGCCAGTCGCGCCTGCCCCTTCATTCGGACAGCATTGATCGCAATTGCCGCAACCACCACAGTTGCGTTGCCTCGGCATCGTAATCATGAGTTCCTCAATTGGCTGATCGTGAAAGCTCAAACCACGACGAACCGTTGCTGATCAGCGTGAGCGTGCTGAACGTTCCGGTTGCGGCCCAGTTGCCCGCAATGATCAGGTTGCCGCCATCCACCACGCTAAACCCGGCACTGGTCGAGATCAACGTGATCTGTCGCTGGTCCCACGACGCGGTGATGTTGGTGATGTTGACCGAGCCACTGACCGAAACCCAGCGCTCCACCCACGGCGGGATGGTGAGCGTTGCCGCAGCGGCAAGCGCGGTGCTGTCGTTGGTCGTGTTGCCCATCCACCGCTGGTTGATGCCCGTGGCAGCGTTGAAAAACGATCCGGTCACGTTGCCGATCGCATCGTTGCCGGTGACGGTGATGAAGTTGGTGCCGCCGATGGAGAGTCCGTACCGTTGCTGGCCCGTGAGGTTATTCCAGCGCCCGATGGTATTGTTGCAAACGCGGAGGTTGCTACCAGAGTTGAGGTAAACGCCGTCGTAGGTGTTCGCCGTCGTGACACCGTTGCCCGCGATCTGGTTATTAGTGACCTGCACCTCGTTGCACGTCGGGTCGTTGAAATAGACGCCCTGATTCAGACTCGACAACACCGCACAGGCGTCGACCGCGACCCCGCGCGCAAGCCCGCTGCCCCCTTTGACTTGGGCGATGCCAACACCGTTACTCGCAAACGTGCATGATTGGAACAGCGTGTTCAGTATCCTCACCAGCGGATCGGCGCTGCTCAACTCAAGCGACGCGCCAGTACCGCATTCATTGATCGTGCACTGGGCAACCGTCACGTTGTTGACTGTGTTGCCCGCACCGGGAAGCAATCGGATGCCGTACAGGAACCTGCCGAAAACGACGTTACTGATCGCCAACGTAGAAGCGTGATTGACGACGATGCCGTTATTGGTCGCGGTGTAGCTGATGTTGGTGACCACGCCGCTGGCGATTTCGGTGTCCGCAGACGAGGTGCCTGTCACGGCAATCGCGGTGCCATTGGTCGCTGTCTCAAGAATGATGAAGCCGAACACGACCGCCTTCGTGCAATTCTCAAGATAGATGCTGGTGAACTGCGACCCGAAACTTACGGCACTGACGTAGAGCCCGAGACACTTACGAAGCAACAACGCACTGCCAGCAGTGCGGGTGAGGTTGTTGAAGAAGAGCAGATTGCGCACCGTGATGTTGCTGCATGACGTGGTGCCGTCGCCGACCACGATGCCGTTGGTCGTCGCATCGCCGAAGTAGATCATCGACGCAGGGCCGTCGCCGTAGATCGATATTTGGTTCGCGACGATCGTAAGCGCTGATGTAATCAAATAACGCCCACCGGGGAAGTAGATCGACACGCCGCCCGGTGCAGTAGTTGCCATCGTCTGCGCTGCAGTAAACGCCGCTTGTATCGCAGTGGTGTCGTTGGTCAACCCATCACCGGTCGCCCCGTAATCCTTGACGTTATACAAGCGAGTTGCCGAACTAGGGGCTAGCTTATGTCGCGTCGCGCCAATCGTGAACCAGAGCTTGGACGCGTCGTACTCCAACGCGCCGTCGACAATCGTGCCGAGCGTCGTAGGTGCGACCAGCGCGCGGCGCAATTTCAGGTCGCGGTAATCGCCAACCGTGCCGTTGTTGATCTGCAATACACCCGCCGACTCGCGCGCAAGACGCAGGTCAGCAGCACCAAACGCCGCACTCGACGCCCATGCAACCGTACTCGTCATGGGCAGCGTCAGGCTGGTCGCGTTGATGAAAAAGATGCGCGCACCGGCCAAGCTCAAGTTAAGGGCACCCGCCGCCCCGCGCCACATGCCGTCGCCCGTGAAGCCGGAAAACGAATAGGACGGTGCCGCCTCGGAGCCCGACGCGTTGAGAATTGCTCCGCTAACTGTTAGCGCATCGCTGGCCTTGTCGTAGGTTAGCCCCGCATCGCCGCCGAATGCGCCGCCGTCGTTGAACTGGACCTGCGTATTAGAACCAGCGGGCACGCCTGAGCCGGTCGGCCCGGTAGCCCCCGTCGCACCCGTCGGTCCCGTGGGACCGGCAACTACTGAATCGGCCCCAGTAGCTCCAGTAGGCCCAGTAGGCCCCGTATTGCCAGTAGGTCCAGTAGCACCAGTAGCGCCAGTAGCACCAGCCACCCCAGTACCCGTAGCACCAGTCGCACCCGTCGCACCCGTTGCTCCTGTGGCACCTACCGACCCCGGAGTACCCGGAGTACCCGTCGTGCCTGTTGCACCAGTCGCACCCGTAGGACCCGTAACACCTGTCGCACCCGTCGCGCCCGTTGCCCCCGTGGGACCAGCAGGACCGGCCACCGACGAGTTAGCGCCTGTTGCGCCTGTCGCACCCGTTGCTCCTGTATTACCCGTTGCGCCTGTCGCGCCCGCCGGTCCAGCCACCAGCGAATCAGCGCCCGTCGGACCCGTGGGACCAGTCGCTCCTGTTGCACCTGTTGCTCCTGTAGCACCCGTGGGGCCCGTCGGCCCGGTCGCACCTGTATCACCACCCCCGGGGCCGGTCGCCCCCGTTGGCCCGGTGGGACCGGTCGCCCCTTGCGATTGTGTCAGCACCGCAAGCCGCGTGTTGTGCGTGAACGACCCTGCACCACCCGACGAGACGAACGTCACCGGCAGCAGGAACCAATCGGACATCGGAACACCCGGCCCGGTCTTCTCCCACAGCTGGTAATTGAACGACAGATCCTGATCCTGAACAACGAAGCGATCACCGATCTCGGTGTTCGCGAACAACAGCATGACGTCGAAACCGTCCCCGGTCAGGCGATCGAAGCTCAGTACCGTTGCACTCGACTGTGTCGCGTTGTTCCAGCGCATGTACCCCGCACCGGGGTCCGTGCCGGTAGAGGTCGACGTCGTATCCGCACGGTAAGCGAACACCGACGTCGAGGGACCCATCGCGCCAGTCGGCCCGGTCGGACCCATGTCACCCGCCGGGCCCGCCACCATCGAGTCGGCACCCGTGGCACCCGTAGGGCCCGTAGCCCCACGCATACCAGTCGAGCCAGTTGCTCCCGTGGAGCCGGTAGGACCCGCCACCGTCGAATCCGCGCCGGTAGCCCCCGTCGATCCTGTTGCACCCGTCGCACCTGTTGGCCCGGTCGGCCCCGTCGGCCCCGTGCCACCCTGATCGCCTACCTTCGGCAGAACGAGCGGCACCCGGGGCTCGTGCGTCAGCGTGACCGGCATCCCGGTCACCGTCACGTGCATCGCACCGACACGCTTGAGCAACCGGTACATGCCCGGAATGCGCAACACGATCACCACGTTGCCCGCCGTGAGGTGCACCGGCAAGTTGTGCAGGAAGAAGTCGGTGAAGTTCTCGCCGTCTGGTGAAACTTGTAGTGCTATTGCGTCGTCGTCCTTGAGTTCCGCCGCCGTGATCACCACCGGCTGGTCGCGCACCTCAAACACATGCGACACCCGCGCCTTATCCTTGCGCGGGAAGAACGCCCACGGTGAATCCTCCTGCTTCGGGTTCGCCTGCGTGTACGGACGCTGGCTGGTGACGATCGGCATCAGGGAGTCAACAGCATGACTTCGAGTGTTGCCACCCGCGTCTTCAACGCTTCGAACTCGCTCCGTGTCACACCCGGCCCCGGATCAACGGGACCGGTCGGACCTGTCGGACCTGTGGGACCTGTGGGACCCGTCGGGCCCATGGGGCCGATCGGCATCACCAGCGGCACCCGTGGCTCGTGCGTGAGCGTAACCGGCTGCGCCGTGACCACCACCCCCGGCAACGACGACGCCTTGCGCAGGCGATAGTTTCCCGGCACTTTCAGCACGATCAGCATGTTGGTGCCGGTCAACTGGATACGCACGTCGTGCACGTAGAAATCGACCCAGTTGCGTCCGTCTGGTGTCACCTGCAGCGCAACCTCATCGGCACTGCCAAGTCCTGCTGCGATGATCACCACCGGCTGATCGCGCACCTCGAACGGGATCGAGTACAGCCCGGGCGTGTGCGCCGTAAACAGCACCCATGGCGAGCAGGGCGCGTGCAGATTCGACTGCGAATACGGACGATGGCTGGTGGTGATTGGCACTGTATGTCCTCGCTCGTCTAAACCGGCCCGTAATACGTGACCATGATGTAACCGGGCGCGCCTGCACCTCCAAGCCCACTGTTGGTCGTCGCGCCCGCCGTCGTCGCACCGCCGCCACCACCGCCGCTGCCGTAGTTGACGCCGTTGTATCCAACCCAGTTGGTTGGAGAGGAAAGAATGGCGTCGCCACCCAACCCGCCTACTCCCCAGATGCTCGCGCCACCACCACCCCCGGGAGCTTTGACCACAGCAGCAGAGTTAGCGGGGGTATACCCGACGCCGGGAGCAGGCCCACCACGCGTGTTGGCTACATTCCCCGAATTGTTCCACCCGCCGCCCGATGCACCACCACAAAAACCTCGTTGCTCCATCGCGCCTACCACGCCGATCTGCCCCAGCACACTAGGGCCACCGCCGGGGCCACCACCCGCACCACCGCTTAAGTTGCCACCTAACGCGTTGCCCTGCCCGCCCTGCCCGCCAAGCGCGATAAAGATGCCAAACGAAGTATCGCCGCCATTACCACCGTTTGTTTGGAGAGCACCAACTACACCAGCAATACCAACAGAATAGGAAATCGGGGACCCGTCGAAACGCAGGGGCTGCTTGATCGTGTACTCGCCCGCGCCGCCACCGGCTCCTCCCGCTTGATCACCACCAGAACGCCGCCCGGAGCCACCCGCGCCACCCGCGCCGGTCATGGTCAGGAAGCCGAACGTCACGTTCGGAGGTGGCGTCCACGTGCCGCTGCCACTCTTGAACTCGACGACTTTCCAGCCACTCGCCATTTACGCGATCCACCAGATGAGCGCGTAACCACCGGCCCCAGCACCACCATTGCGGCCCGTCGTCGCTTGCCCGCCCGCACCACCGCCACCCGCGCCGTAGCTGGTAGACGGTGCATTCCCGCCATCCGCACCGCCGCCACGCCGTTGCGCTTGCCGGTGCGGCACTGGAGCATGAAAAGCTTCCCGTTCTCGATGGTGAACTCGATGTCCTGCATGTCGCGGTAGTGGAGCTCCAGCCGCCGCTGGATGTCGTCGAGGTCGCGATAGAGGCCGGGCATCAGCTTCTGGAGCGTCGGGAGCTTCTCGCTTTGGGCGTTCTTGGAGTACTCGTTGACGGGGGCCGGGGTGCGGATGCCGGCCACCACGTCCTCGCCCTGGGCGTTGACCAGGTACTCGCCGTAGAAGCGGTTTTCGCCGCTCCCCGGATTGCGGGTGAAGGCCACGCCGGTGGCACAGTCGTCGCCCATGTTCCCGAAGACCATGGCTTGGACGTTGACCGCGGTGCCCCACTCGTCGGGGATGCGCTCGATCCGGCGGTAATCGATCGCCCGCTTGCCGTTCCAGGAGGCGAAGACCGCGCCGATGCCGCCCCAGAGCTGTTCCTGCGGGTCGTCCGGGAAGGGCCGCCCCAACGTCTTCTCGACCATGCGCTTGAAATCGGCCGTGAGCGCCCGGAGGTCGTCGGCCGTAAGCTCGGTGTCGGTCTGGCAGCCCTTCTGCGCCTTCATCTCGGCCAGGCGGTTGTCCATGAGTTTCCGGATGCCCTGTCCGTCGGCGGGCTCCTCGCGCCGGCCCAAGGCGACGTCCACCTTCTCCATCGCCACGTCGGAA